TCATCAGCCTGCTCAATTCCGGAGTCAGGACAACAGGTAGTTGTTGCGGACACAACAAGACGATTCCATCTATCGTTGTGGCGCCGGAATCTATCCCGCTTATGGAGGCGATGGGTTACAAACATTGGTTCAACCGATGTGTTCCGAGAGGCCCTTTCTCAAGAACATTCTTCTACGCTAAGAGCGTGAAATGTTCATGGTGGGTCAAGATGAAATACGTATGGCTACCGTGGGTTTGGTATAACTTTTTCAAATTGCCGGATTCATAAACAAAGAAAGTGAGCGGGCCCTCACGGGTTAACTCACTTAAATGCAAATAAGATATTTAATCAAAAACCGCATGTCCGTCCAAGTTGGCGGACAGGGACTCAGAATTAAATATCAGTACTGCAAAATTACAAAAAAAAGGTCACATAATCAACACTCTATGTAAAAATTTCATAGCGAGTTAACGCACATTAAGCCATAAGTAATCAACTTGATTATTTTTACCCTGATAAAATTGTGTAATTCCCACAAATTGACTAACTTTGCAATATCAAAATTAGCATTTCAACGATGGATAAAAAAGATATACGAATACTAAAACCCAACCCGGACAATCCGCGTACCATGAGCGAATTTATGGAGGGCAAGCTGATTGAGAGCATTCTTGTGTTCCCGAAGATGCTTGAACTCCGACCTGTTCTCATAAACAAGGAAGATATTATCGTTGGCGGCAACGGACGTGTGCAATGCCTGAATAAAATCCTTGAACTCGACGACAACGAGATTGAGGACTATCTCTTCAATCAGAAGAAATTCCGCGTGGCTTCAGACGAAGATAAGGCTTCGCTTATGGAGTTCTGGACCAAATGGAAGAAAAAGCCGACTGTATTTGTTCGCGTTCTCGATGATATCACGGCCGATGAAGAAAAGGAAATCCTTGTCAAAGACAATCTCCACTACGGAGAGGACGACATCGAAATCATGAAGCGCCATTTCGAGCGTGAGTCGATAGGTGACTATTTTGGCTTCGTACCTTGGAACCTATATGACTACGATGACAAAATCAACGACAAGAACCTCGACCTCACTAAGACATATCCCGAAAAGTTCAAGTGCGGATATGTGGAGTGTCAAATGACAGACCAGGAATATAAAGCTCTCTGTGCCCGACTCGACGAATATCTTCAGGAGCATGACGGCATCAGTGACGGATTTTTAACCTCATTACTTATCGGCAAATGAAAAAGGACGTCAAAGAACTTACGATTAACCCAATCAATCCCCGGAAGATTGTATTGGGTCAGAAACGCCGTCTCCAACAGAGTATCATGCTTTTCCCGAAGATGCTCTATTACAGAGACATCATCATAAACAAAGAGAACGTAGTACTCGCCGGCAATCAGCGAACCACAATCCTCAAGGAGATCATTACATCGACTCCCATGGACTGGATGGTAATTCTCCAGGAGAATGAGAAATGGCTCGAAATGACCGAAAAAGAGCGTGATGTGGTCATAGACTACTGGAAGAAGTGGGTTGAGAACCCCGAAGTTGATGTGACTGTGGCTGACCTTTCGGAAGAAGAGGAAAAAGAACTCATAGTGAAAGACAACAATGAGTTCGGAGAGTTTGACTATACCAAGCTTCAGCAGATTTATGACGAGGTTAATCTCGTGAACTTCGGCTTCGATGAGGGCCTATTCTATAATCCCGACGATGACGACACTGTTGCCGTGAAAATCAAGGGTTCCACGCCAAAGAAAATCAATATGCTTACATTCGGCAAGAATGTGGTGACCGTAACCAAGGAAGAATATGAAACTCTCGTCACTCGCTACAATGACTACGTAGATGCAACCGGTGTAAACTTCGGCTTCGTGAAGAGTCTTCTCGAAAGCCGCGAAGATCCCGGTGATGATAGCGATGTAGTATTTGAAATGCCGCAATGATGGAATCTGTCAAGATTAAGAACATAAAGCCGGCCTCGTACAACCCACGAAAAATCAGCGAAGAAGCCTTTGAAGAACTCAAGGGCAGTATTCGCACGTTTGGCTTTATTATCCCCATCATCGTCAATAAAGACAATTCCACTATAGTTGCAGGCCATCAAAGAACAAAAGCAGCTCTCGCGTTAGGTATCGAGGAGGTTCCCGCGTATTTCATTGAGAAAGTTGACATTGAGTCAGAGATTCTGTTCAACCAGGTACATAATGGCGTTGAGCTTGAACCCGAAAAACAAGCTGAGTGTAAGCGTGAAGTTGGCCTTGGTTACCATAAGTTGCCTAATAAAGAATTCGAATGCCATTCCAAGAACGCATCTGTGGCTAAAGACATATGCCGCCTGTTAGTACGCTATGGTAACGTCTTGAGCGCTATCATCTGTAATGGGAAGGTAGTGCTCGGGAATAATTATGTGTATGCTGCCAAAATACTGGGAATCGAAGTGAATTGCTATATCCTCGACGAAGCGCTCAAAGGCGACTATGATCACTACTTCTCCCGGAATTACGGCGTGTACTGCTATGACCATATTGAAAGGGCCGATTTCATGCAAGGAAGAGCCCAACCACCGGTTTGCAAAGCTGTTGAGTGGTCGATACTTTACGAGCACTTAGTACCGCGCATTCTCAAAGAAGATCCTCGGACAGTGAGGGTACTTGACTTTGGCTGTGGAAAAGCCAGGCACATTGACAAACTCCGCGTGAAACATGGATTCAAGAAGACTGTCGGTCTTGAGTTCTTCAATCACAACCGCGTAGGCATCTCCGTTCAGAAAGGCCATGATTTGATTGATGAATTTATCGCTTTCATCCAGAAGAACGGCAAGTTCGATTATACAATCTGTGACGCGGTGGTAAATTCAGTAAACACACAAGCCGCTGAAGAGAATGTCTTCCGTTGTCTGAACCTGTTCACTCAAATGGGGGGTGTTATCTATTGCTCCGGCCGTATGCTCGAAGTCGCTTTGAAGCAGTACGAATTGCGTAGAAATACCTCAGACAGCACATCCACTGTTCAGTTCTTCGATGAACATGGCTTGACTGCTATTATGCAAGAGGGCCAGTGGTTCTTTCAAAAGTTCCTTAAACGAGAGCAAGTGGACGCAATATTCGAGAAATATGGCTTTTCAGAGCCCTTCATGCGTTACGAGCGCTCAGGCTACTGGGGATTTGGGGCGTATAAGGTTCGTGAACTTTCGACCGAAGAATATGTAACTGCTGTGGATTATGAGTTCAATCTCAATCTACCCAACGGCCTATCCTACAACCGCCACGAAGAAATCAAGAAACTGTTTAACCTCATATAAAAACATCACGCCCAATGGACTACGTTAAATTTGCGGACATCAAGCCCGCCTCGTACAATCCTCGTAAAATCACTGATGGAGCGTTCGTGGAGTTGCAGGGCAGTCTCAAGACGCTCGGCTTTATTCTCCCGATCATCGTCAATCGTGACAACATGACAATTGTCGCCGGCCACCAAAGAACAAAAGCAGCTATGGCTGTCGGTATTGAAGAAGCCCCGGTCTATTTCATCAGTGGTGTCGACATCGAATCGGAAATTCTGTTCAACCAAGTACACAATGGCGTGGAGCTTGAACCCGAAACTCTCAGTATCTGCAAAGCCCCGAGGGAAATCGGCAAGTTCTACGATCAGGTGCCGGCTTCTGATTTTGACATCAAAGATGCCAATGCCTCAATCGTTAAAGACATCTGCCGTCTTATTGTGAAGCACGGCGACGCTCTCTGCGCTATCGTATGTGGCGATGAGGTAGTATTCGGCAACAACTACATCAAAGCCGCCGCCACTCTCGGATATCCCATTCACTGCTACTTCCTCGATGCTGGCAAGCGAGCTATTTTCGACTACTACTTCAAGAAGGATTATGGCGTATTCAACTATGATCACATCGAGCGCGCTGATTTCATGCAGGGTCGCGCCCAGCCCCCACGCCACAAGAGCATTGACTGGTCCGTGCTCTACCGAGAAATCGTACCTCATCTGGAGAAAGAGGACAAACGTAAAGTCAAGATCCTCGACTTCGGCTGTGGTAAAGCCAAATTCATAACCAAGCTGCGTCAGGAGCTCGGTTTCCGCTACGCAATAGGCCTTGAATTCTTCAACCACAATCTTCGTGGTATCTCAATTGCCAAAGGTCACGAAATGATAGACAGATTCATCTCGTACATCAAGGAGAATGGAATACATGACGGCGGAGTGTTCGACTACACTATCTGCGATGCAGTTCTCAACTCGGTAAATACACAGGCTGCTGAAGATGCGGTTCTCACTTGCCTCAATCTCTTCACGAAGATGGGCGGTAAGGTCTTTGTATCGGGCCGTTCCAAGGAAGTCGCCCTCAAACAGTATAGTGCCAAGCGAAACACAGTTGACTGTACCACAACAGTTCAGTTCTTCGACGAAAACGGTTTGACGGCATTCATGCAGGAAGGTCAGTGGTTCTTCCAGAAGTTCCTTACCAAAGAGCAGGTTCAGGCGATGTTCGGCCGCTTCGGTTTCGAGCCGTTTATGCAGTACAACAAGTCCGGCTATTGGGGCTGGGGTGCCTATAAGGTTCGCGAGCTCTCCCGACAGGAGTATATCGCCGCCATCAACCTCGAATTCAATCTCAATCTGCCGAACAATCAGTCCTACAATCGTCAGGGCGATGTGCTCCCCTTATTCGGTTTGACTGACGCGGAATAATTTGCAGATGGGATTAAAAATCCTCGCTGAAAAATTTGCCTAAATGGTTAATTTTCAGTATCTTTGTAATTGCAAATAAGATAATTAATCAAAACGTATGGTCGAAATAGAATATTGCGAATTCCGCAACACTTACAAGATTCTGTGGTTGCGATATGTCTATGGTGTAAACTTGAATACCCACTGCATGAAAAGCCTGCTCGGTCACAATGACAAACGAGTGCGTGGCTTTATGCGTTCCCTGCCTCAAAATATGGAACTCGAAGAAAGTCGCTTCTACTATCTCTGTGGAGTTGACGTAAACTTCGATTGGAATAAAAATCTCCATGTCGCATTTGTTCGTAGTATTGGTCAGCAAATAGTGATCGACAATCAGTTTGTCAAGCTGAAAATCAATAATGCGCGTCAGATTTTTATTGATACCAAGTACATCAATTGGAAACTTCCACAGGCCCGCAACCGACTTTTCAATACCTGCAGAAATTGGCAATTCGCCAATATGCTCGCTACACTCCCTGGCATACCGCAGACTCCCACGCAGGAACAAATCGGTCTATTTGACGATCAATAAATCCCCTAAATATGAAAAAACCGTCATTAGATGAGTTTGAGGAATACATCCGAAAGACTGGCGGCAACCTTTCTCAGACCGCCGGCCTACTGGGTGTTTCCCGTCAAACCATTCACAAATGGATACGTGAAGATGAAGAATTCAAAGCCGTTGTGCAGGACTCTCGAAAGAAACTCTTCGACCAATGTCTTGACGCAGCCCGTATTCTCGCACTCGGTGTTCCCCATATTGACCCGACTACCAATCACATCATTGGTTGGAAAGAGAAGCCGGACGGACAGATGCTACGTTATCTGCTGTCAACTCTAGGCCGTGATGAAGGCTTCGGAGAATCCGTGAATGTAAATCTTGAAAATCCGCTACCCACAGTAATTAATATCGTTCGAGATCCGGAAGTAAAACGTGACTGACATTTATCTCATAGAGAAACAGAAAGAGGGCTATTATGAATTGTATTTTTATAATAGCCCTGCTTTGGCATACTATATTCAGAAGATACCGTCTGCACGTTTCATCATGCGTGACCGCTGTTGGAGAGTTGCCTTGCGTGACCGGCGATTTGTGACCGAGTTCTGTGAGTATTCGGTAAAACGCAATCTTGCTAAGTCTGTTCGTAAGGTCGATGGCAAAGATGAGGTTCTTGGTTTTCCGGACAAAATGCCGGACTTAACCTATCCGATTACCCATTTGAAGTTATCCCCTTACGACTATCAGCGTAAAGGCATTCAATATATGGTCGAGCGTAAAAGATGCTTCAATGGCGATGATATGGGACTCGGCAAGACATTCCAGTCTATTGCTGCCGTATCGATTGCGAGGGCTTATCCTTGCCTCGTCATTGCTCCGGCAACTATGAAAGTGACATGGCAACGGGAATTTCAGCGATTCATCGGCAAGCAGGCTATCATTCTCAGCAATGAGAACAAAGACAACTGGCACCGTTTTTTTGAAACCGGTACCTGCAATATCTTCATAACGAACTATGAGAGTGTGAAGAAATATTGTGTGAGCCGAGTGCGTGGCCGGGCTACTGCCAAGAACATCGTCCTCGATAAGAGAATGGCAATGTTCAAGTCGGTAATCATCGACGAAAGCCATCGTTGCTGTAACACCACAGCATTGTGGAGCATCTATCTCGAAGCTATTTGCGCCAACAAAGAATATGTCTGGCTTCTTACCGGCACGCCACTAATCACAGGCAATGAAGACCTCATTCAACAACTCCGTATCATGCGCCGTCTTGATGATTTCGGTGGCGCCAAAAGATTCCGCGAACGCTACTGCCAAGGTCCGGACAAATCTTCCAATCTCTACGAGCTGCACTACCGGCTATGGGATATATGCTATTTCCGCAGAGAGAAATCTCTTGCTTTGAAAGAGCTGCCGGAGAAGACCCGACAATATCTCAATGTGGATATTACTAACCGCGATGAGTATGACTTCGCAGAGAATGACTTGATACGCTACCTTCAGGAATATGAATCTGCTTCTGATACTAAGATAAAGAGTGCTGCTAAGGCTACCGCTATGGTTCAGATAAACCACCTACGGCAAATCTCCGCGCGCGGCAAACTCAATGAGGCCAAGAAGTTCATTCATGACGTTATCGACGGCGGCGACAAGCTAATTGTATTCGCTTTCCACAAGACGGTAATCTCCGAAATAGTAAATGCATTCCCTGGATGTGTCACTGTTACAGGTTCTGACTCGCAAGAGAAGAAACAGGTGGCTATAGATAAATTTCAGAATGATGAGGACTGCAAGCTAGTAGCCCTCAATTATAAGTCCGGAGGCGTGGGGATAACACTGACAGCAGCCTCGCGTATTCTCTTTATCGAATTCCCATGGACTGCCTCTGATTGCGAGCAAGCTGAATGTAGAGCCCACCGCAATGGTCAGAAGAATGCTGTGAACTGCTACTACCTTCTCGCGCGCAACACTATCGACGAGAGGATACTGGAGATAATTCAGAAAGAACGCAATGATTCAAGTGTCGTAACTGGCGCTGATAACAATATAGAGGAGCGCATCGTGGATATGGCTCTTCGCCACTATAAAGACAAACATAGAATTTGAGAATATGACAACTGTAAGAGAGAAGATTTTCCTGCGCATGAAGCAACTTGGCGTAAAGCAGGTTGAACTCAGCGATAAGGTAGGCATAAAGACACAGAATCTTTCGGCCTACCTCAAGGGCAACCGCACAATCCCTTTCGATGTGCTTGAGAAAATCTGTATGGTGCTTGGCTTGACCCTCGGCAACACCGATGAAATTTATAACCCGACAAAGATAACTACAAATGTTTAGAGAGAAGATTAAAGGCAAGATGAACGAATCCGGTATCACAGTAAAGGACCTGGCCGCTAAGACAAAGATTAATCCCAGTACGATTTCGTCATTCCTCGTCGGCAATCGCGCTATCAGCAATGAGAATCTCGACACGATTCTTGAGGCGTTGGAACTTACGCTGGTCCCGAAAGCCAAATTCTCCTACATTGGAGAAAAGCCACAGATTGACCCCGGAGTGTGGGTATAGGTAATCGTCAAAGTATTTACAAATTTTACAGTATCCATGAAATAGCCCAAATCATCAAATATTCCAAAGGTGAATGAGTGCGGTCGATGTACATGTTTTCACTAAACAAGCCATGGCACTTGACTATCTGTCCCCGGATAATAGTGAGGTGTCTGAGGTCTTGTACGGTGGTGGAGCGCGTGGAGGTAAGACTTACCTCGGATGCCTTTGGCAAATCTTACGGAGAATAACGATGGCCGGATCTGTAGGCTTCATCTGTCGAGAAGAGAGTGTGAAGCTGCGTGATACGACCGTCGTTACTTTTTTTGAAGTTTTGACTGATTTACGGCTAAATTCCGTCGTAGAATTCAACTCCACCCGACTGATAGCGAATTTTTCCAATGGGAGCGTAATATACTTCCGAGACCTGAAACTTATGCCCTCTGACCCGGAATATGACCGTCTCGGCTCATACGGCATTACCGACTGCTTTGTTGATGAGGCCCAGCAGATATGCGCAAAAGCGATTTCTGTACTCAAAGGCCGTTTTTCTGTATTAAGTGGCAAGAATCCAAATGGCACTATTTGGCGTACCATTCCGAAAGCCTTATACACCTGCAACCCACGGCGAAACTGGATATACACGGACTTTGTAAAGCCAGCGAAAATGGGCACAATAGCTTCACATCGCAGGTTTATCAAATCCCTGCCGTTGGATAATCCCCATGTGGATCAGGCGTACATTGACAACTTGCTCAAAGCTGACAAGGTAACGGTCCAGCGATTGTACTTCGGTAACTTTGAGTACGACGATGACCCTGCGACGCTTTGTGACTTTGATGCCATCAACGACCTATTCGCCAACGAGCATATACTTCCGAAGCCAGCCCGTTCATGTTCGGCCGACATAGCCACTAAGGGGCATGACCGCTTTGTGGTATGCGTATGGGAGGGAAATGTGTGCCGTTTTGTGGTTGACGAGGTTTATTCGCCAGGCAAGCAAGTGTATGAAACCCTGCGCGACACTCTTATCAAAGAAAAGATACCGAGGTCTTACACTATTGTCGATGCCGACGGTGTAGGAAACTTTCTTGAGAGTTTCCTCCCAGGCATAAAGGAGTTCCACGGCGGCACCCAGCCCAGCAATCGCGAAAAATATGAAAACCTCCGAGCCGAGTGCTATTTCAAGCTGGCCGAGTTAATCAACGAGCGCAAGATTCGTGTAATCTGCAACAGCGACCAGCGGGAACGGTTGATGGAGGAACTTGG